CGTCACCGCCAGCCCGGCAACGGCATGGACGACGGACCAGTACGTGCAGGGCTCCACGTCGGGCGTGGCCGGCGAGATGTACTGGAACGGGTCCGCCTGGACGGCCGGTCGGGCTACCTAGGCTGCGCTCGTGCCAGCGAGCCGCAGCTTCGCAGGACCGCCACGACGAAAGGGGCGCCGAGTGGGCATCGCCGGTGACATGAGCAACATCTTGCAAGGCGGCACGGTCACCGCACCGGCGCCGCCGCCGCCCGAGACCGAGCCCGAGGGTGAGGTCGGGTCCGACCCGAACACGGCCACCGTGCAACAGGTCAAGGACTACGTGACGGCCCATCCCGACGAGCGCGACCGCATCCTGGCTGACGAGCAGGCCGGGCAAGCCCGGGTCACGCTCATCGACTGGCTGAACGCCTTCACCCCGTAGGGCCCGATGACTTGCGAGCCCTGGCCGGTCTCCTGGCCGTGCGACACCGCCGACGTTGACCCGTTGCTGGTGACGTTGGCGCTTGACGCCGCCCAGAGCTTGCTGTGGGCGATGGGCGGGCGGCGCCTCGGAGTGTGCACGTGGACCGAGCGCTACCGCCCGTCGTGCTCGTGCCCGGGCTGCTGCGTCGTGCCGTTCCACGACGCCGCCGGCTGGCACAACCGGGCCGGCTCGCCGGCTATGTGCTGCCGCATCCTGCTGGCCCACCGCCCGGTGCGCGAGATCACGGCGGTCACCCTCGACGGCGCGGCGCTCGACGCCGCCAGCTACGACGTGGAGGCAGCGGCGTGGCTGCGCCGGCGCGGGACGTGCTGGCCGTGCGCCGGCGAGTGCGACCACCCGCCGGTCGAGGTGACCTACAAGGCCGGCAACAGCCTGCCCGACGGCACCGCCGCCGCCATGGGCGAGGTGGCGTGCGAGTTCATCGCTGGCTTCACGAACAAGGTCTGCAAGCTGCCGAGCCGCGCCGTGTCCATCGCCCGCCAGGGCGTCACCGTGCAGCTGGCGGACCCGGCTACGTTCGTGCGCTCGGGCCGGCTCGGGCTTCCCATCGCTGACGCCTGGCTCAGCGTGGTCAACCCCATGGGCCTGAGCCGCCCGAGCCGCGTCTACTCGCCCGACCTCGCCACCCGGGCCTGACGTGACCCTCACCGCGCCGGCCACCACGACGGCGGTCACGCCGGCCGACGTGTGCGCCCTACTGCTCGGCCGGGTACGTGACGCGCTCGTCGTGTGCGACCGCGACGTGCAGACCGCCTACGTCGCCGCCGGCAGCGTGGCGTGGGACAACTGCTGCGGCCAGCTCGTCGTCGCGCCCGAGCGCGTGTACCGCACCGCCCGCTTCCCGACCGAGGGGCCCGATGAGAACGGGTGCTACGACGGGCTGATCGCGCTCGACCTCGTGGTGCTGCTGCTGCGCTGTGTGCCGGTGATCGAGGACGACGGCTCGGTGCCCGACGACCTCGAGCTGGGCGCGGCCTACTCGGCAATCCTGAACGACGCGGCGGTCATCTGGGACGTGCTGGCGACCGTCGATCTGCCCGACTGGTGGGAGCGGGCCAACCAGGGCCAGACCTTCGTGGGCGCCGAGGGCGGCTGCATCGGCGTCGAGACCCGCATCACCGTGGGCGTGGACGGCGAGCTGTGGTGCGCCGAGTGCGCGCCGTAAGGTGGCGGCGATGACCGAGACCCAGGCGTGGATCCTCGTCGTTGAGGTAGGCGTCATCGCGCTGGCCTACCTCGCCGGCCTGATCCCTCGCCGGCGCCCGTAGGTGGCCGATCAAGTCACCGTGACGTGGAACCGCAGCGCGCTCGACAACCTGCTGCGGGCCCCTAGCGGCCCGGTCGGTCGGGACCTTGACCGGCGCGGCAGCCGGGTAGAGCAAGCGGCCCGCCGGCTGGCGCCGCAGCGCACCGGCACGCTCAAGGCCAGCCTGCGCGAACAGCACTTCACCGTCGCCGGCGAGCAGGCCGTGCGGGTCGGCACCAACGTGCCGTACGCCATGTTCGTGCACCAGGGCCGCCGCGAGGTCACCCCGCACCGGGGCCGTTACCTTCGCTGGCCCGCCGGCGCCGGCCGCAACACCCGCACCGGGTACGTGTTCACCCGCCGGGCCCGGCCCACCAAGGCCGTGCCCTACCTCCGCAACGCGATCGACGCCGCCCGCTAACGTCCGCGCCCATGGCGCGCTACGTGTTCGGCAAGGCAGTGGACGAGGGCGACGTGCTGGAGCTCCAGGGCGTCGAGTACCACATGCAGCCCATCGGGATGCGGGCCATGCGGGCGATGCTCGACAAGCGCCAGATGATCGAGGCGGCCGAGCGCGGCGGCGGCACGCCCGAGCAGGTTGACGCGCTGATCGACCTCGTGGTGGCCGCGGTCGTGCCCGACGAGCGGGACCGCCTGCGCGAGCACGTCGAGGACTCGGTTGACACGGCGCTGCTGGCCCAGGTCGCCACGGCCGTGATGCGGGGGATGAGCGACCTGGACCCTACGCAGCCAACGTCGTCCTCGAATGGGTCGTCGCCAACTGGAGCCACTTCGACGGCTGGTGCGGCGCCCACGCCGTCGATCCCCTTGACCTCCCCCTCCGACGTGTCCTGAACCTGTACCTGTTCGCCGTGCGGGAGTGGGCGAGCGAGCAGACCCTCGACCGCATCGAGGCGGCGCTGGAGCCGCCCAACCGCATCGACCCCGAGACCGGCGCGCCGATGTGGTACGGCTCCGACGAGGACGCGTGGGCCGAATTCGAGCGCGAAGCCCGTACACCGTGACCTAGCGATCTAGCCTGGCGGCCGGCTCGGTCAGGCCGGAGGACCATTGGCCGGTACGACGATCGCTGAGGCGTACGTCGATGTCATCGCCCGCACCGACAAGGTGGGCAGCGAGGTTGACAAGGCGGGCGAGCGCGTCGAGTCAGCGTTCAGGGAGGCGGCGACCGAGGCCGGCGAGGCGCTCGACCGTATCGCCGCCGGCGACCCGTTCTCGGGGCTGGCCGGCGACGCCCGGCGCGCCGGCGACGACGTTGACGGCGCCTTCACCGAGGCGGCCCGTGAAAGCGACCGGGCGCTAGAGCGCATCGGCGGCACCGACGTGTTCGGTGAGGTGGGCGGCCAGGCCGAGCGGGCCGGCGAGGACGTTGAAGGGGCGTTCACCGAGGCGGCCCGCCAGTCCGACGCCCAGCTGGAGAAGATCGGCGGCGCGGACGTGTTCAGCGAGATCGGCGCCCAGGCCGAGCGCGCCGGCGAACAGGTCGAGGACGCCTTCACCGAGGCGGCCCGCCAGTCCAACAGCAAGCTCGACTCCATCAGCTCGACCGGCGCCGGCGTGGGTTCCAAGCTCGGCGGTGGCATCGGCAAGGGGATCGGGCTCATTGGCACGGCGCTGGCCGGCGTGGGGCTGACGCAGTTCCTCAGGGACTCGGCCAAGGAGGCGCAAGGCGCCAACGAGGTGTTCGCCCAGACCCAACAGCTGATCGAGTCCACCGGCGGCGCCGCCGGTAAGACCGCCGACGACGTGGCGGCCATGGCCTCCAAGCTGTCCATGAAGATCGCCGTGGACGACGACGACATCCTCGCCGCGTCCAACCGGCTGTTGAGCTTCAAGAACGTTTCGGGCGACAGCTTCGACCGGGCGATGTCCTCGGCCGCCGACCTCAGCGCGGTGTTCGGCAAGGACCTGACCGCCACCTCGGTCATGGTGGGCAAGGCGCTCAACAACCCGGTCAAGGGTATGACGGCGCTCGCCAAGGTCGGCGTGACCTTCACCGAGGGCGAGCAGAAGCAGATCGAAGCCATGACCGAGGCTGGCGACGTCGCCGGCGCTCAGGCCGCCATCTTGGACAAGCTGGAAGCGTCCTCGGGCGGCGCCGCCGAGGCGTCGGCTACCGGCGCCGAGAAGATCGCCGTCGCGTGGGGCGAGGTCAAGGAGGCGCTCGGCGGCGGGCTGGCCGGCGCCGTCGAGGGCATCTCGGGCCCGCTGGTCAAGGCGTTCGGCGCGCTCGAACCGATGTTGACCAAGGTCGGGGACCAGCTCGGCGGCACGCTGTCAACCCTGCTCGACGCCATCCTGCCCGCGGTCGAGCCGCTGATGGGCGTGCTGTCCGACGCCCTCGGGGTCATCGGCTCGCTCATTGAAGGGCTGGCGCCGGTGATCGCGCCGCTGTCCGACGCCCTGTCCCTGTTGGGCGACCTGCTGGGCGACGTACTGGTGGGCGCGATCGACGCCGTGGCGCCGGCGTTCGAGACCTTGATGGAGGCGGCCGGGGAGATCATCAAGGTGCTCGGGCCGCCGCTGCAGAAGGTTGGCGCGGCGCTCGGCAAGGTGTTCGAGGCGCTGAGCCCGGTCATTGACGAGCTGGCCGGGCTGATCGGTGACGTGCTGGTATCGGCCGCCGAGGCGCTGGCGCCGGTGCTCGACATCGTGGCCGACGTGCTGGTTCAGCTGGCGCCGATCCTCGGTGACGTAGCCAAGCTGCTGGTCAATGCCTTGAAGCCGATCCTGCCCACCATCACCGACAACTTCAAGATGATGAGCGAGGCGGTGCTACCGCTGCTGCCGCCGCTACTTGACCTCATCACGCTCGTGCTGCCGCCGCTGGTCAAGCTGTTGAACCTCGTGCTGCCGCCAATCGTCAAGGTGGCGGCGGCGTTCCAGCGGGTCGTCATCATCGTGGAATCGACGGTGCTCAAGGCGCTGGTGGGGCTGGTGACGAACCTCGACAAGGTGCCCGAGGCGTTCACCAAGGCGTGGGACGCCGTGGTGCGCTTCGTCAAGGGCGTCATCGAATGGTTCGCCAAGCTGCCCGGGCGCGTCGGGCGCGCCCTGGCCGACCTCGGTCGTGAGGTCTGGGACCGAATCAAGACGATGGTGACCGGCGCCATGGAACGGGTGCGGGAGTTCATCAGCGACGCCGTGGAGTTCCTCGGCGGCCTGCCCGCCAAGGCGTTCCGCGCCCTCGGCAAGCTCGCCGGCCAGGTCGGCAACCGGATCGCTGATATGGCGTCCAAGGCGATGGACCGGCTGCGGTCGTGGGTCGGCGACGTGATCGACTTCCTCGCCGGGCTACCGGGCAAGGCCTACAACGCGCTGCGCCAGCTGGCCAGCCAGGTCGCCAGCCGGGTGACCGAGATGGCGAGCCGGGCCCTGGAGCGGCTGCGCACGTGGGCGAGCAACGTGGTCGAGTTCCTCGCCGGCCTACCGGCGAAGGCCTACAACGCGCTGCGGGCCCTCGCCGGGCAGGTCACGAGCCGGGTGGGCGAGATGGCGACCTCGGCCATCGACCGGCTACAGACGTGGATCGGCAACGTGCGCGACTTCATTGCCGAGGTGCCGAGCAAGGCCTACAACGCGCTCAGCGGTCTCGCCGGCCAGGTCGCCAGCCGCTTCGGTGACGTATGGGGCTCAGTGTCAACCAAGCTCGAAGGGCTGTGGACAAACATCAAGAACTTCGTCACCGGCATCCCCGGCAGGATCACCGACGCCCTCGGGTCACTCGGCTCGGAGTTCGCCTCGGCCATGGGCGGCGCGCTCAAGTCAGGGTGGAACGCCGCCATCGACGCGATGCCCAGCTTCACCATCGGCGGCTGGAAGGTCGGCCCGGTCACGTTGCCGTCCAAGACGCTGAGCATGGACTTCCTCAAGCTGGCGATGGGCGACATCGTGCCCGGCACACCGTTCGGCACCCTGGCCGCCATCGGTGAGCGCAACCGGGCCGAGGCGGTCATCCCGATCACCCGCCCGCAGCGGGCGATGGAGCTGATGCAGGCCTCGGGCCTCGGCGCGATGTGGGACCAGGCCCGCGCCGGCGGCTACAGCGGCCCGCTGGTCTCGATGCCCGGCGCCGTCATTCAGGACGCCACCGACGCCGACCTCGTGGCGCAGCGCACGCTCGCCGCGCTCAACATGCGGGGCGTGGCGGCGTGATCACCTTGCACGACGACTCGCTCGGGGACCTAGCGCTGACCTGCGAGAACGGCTACGTGGTGACCAGCTTCCAACTCGGCACGCCGGCGGTGCGGGAGGTCGTGCACGAGCGGGCCCTGGCCGACGGGACCGTTGACGACACGCTGTACGTCGGCGCCCGGGCCATCACCGTCGCCATCACTCTCGACCAGCGCGTGGCGCCGTTGCAGACCTTGCTCGACCGGCTCACCCCGTACGTGTCGCCGCGCCGGCGGCCGACGTTCATCTGGACCCTGCCGGGCTCCGAGACCGAGCGGCGGGCGCTCGTCGTGCGCGGCGTCGATGCGCCCTTCGTGCTGGAGCGCCCGAAGTTCCCGCCGGTCGTGTGCCAGTGGGTCGCGCCCGAAGGGCTCATCACCTCGGTCGAGGCGACGTGCGAGTGGATCCAACCGTCCAGCGATGACGTGCCCGGGCGCACCTACGACGAGTGCGCGCTGGTGCCGAGCCCTGACCGGGTGGAGGCGACGACCACGACGGGCCGGTGCTACGACCGCATCTACCCGCCGGCCAAGCCTCGTGGCGGGCGCAACATCGTCAACGCCGGCAACGAAGTGGCCGAGTGGACCGCCGCCATCTTCGGCCCGATCACGAACCCGACGATGACCGTGAACGGCATCGTGGTGACCGTCGCCACCACGCTGGCGCTCGGGGAGTCGGTCGTCATCGACACCCGTGAGCGCACGATCCTGCGCAACGGCGACCCGACCCAGAGCCTCTACGGGCTGAGCAACTACCAAGCGTGGTCGTGGGACCAGCTGCGGCTGCGGCCGGGCGAGAACAATATTCGCTACTCCGGCACCGCCATCACCGCCGAGACCTCGGCGGCGTTCTGCTGGTACGACACCTGGCGCTGACCGATGAGCCTCGCCGTGTCACCCATCGCCCCGATGGCGGCGGTGCCCCGCGCCCCACTGTCCATCGCCGTGGGCCCGTGGCGCACCGGGCCCGTGCAAGAGGTGGGCGAGTTCGACCAGGGCTCAATCTCGCTGACCCTCAACGACGGCCACCAGCTGACTTTCAACATGCCCGGGCGCTCGCCGGCGGCCCGGCTGTCCGACGGGCTGACGACCGACGTGTGGCTGTACGTGGACGACCAGCTCGCCGGCCGCTTCCGCATGCTGCCCCTCGCCCAGACGTGGGGGCCCGCCGGCGAGGACTTCGTGGCGGTGACCGCCGTGAGCTACAAGCGGCTACTCGCCTGGCGCTACCTCCACGCGCCGCCGCCGACGTTCACCCAGATCGAGCAGGGCGACATCGTGTGGGCGCTGATCGCCCACGCCCAGGCGCAGGCCGGCGGCTCGCTCGGGCTGACCAAGGGCGCCACCGCCACCGGCGTCAAGCGCGACCGCACCGACTACAAGGTGGGCGACAACGTGCTCGACCTCGGGCTCAACATCAGCGCCGTCGAGAACGGCTGCTGGTGGGACGTTGACGAGGACGGGCTGTTCACCGCCCAGCTGTTCGGGGCCTTCCGAATCCACCCGACGCCGCTCGTGCTCGGCGCCAACGCGCTCAGCCTGGCCCGGGTGCCAACGCCGAGCTTCGCCAACGCAACGATGGCGTCGGGCTCCGACGAGCAGACCGTGCCCGTGTGGGTGCAGTCGAGCACGGTCGCCACCGACCCTCGGGGCCGCTGGGAGGTCGTGACCTCTAGCCCAGAGACCATCGTTCAGGCCACTCTCACCGAGCAGGCCCGAGGACTGCTGAACCGCAGCCTGCGCCCGCCGTCGGTCTGGACCGCCGACATCGAGCCCTACCGCTGGCGCACCGACTCGCCCTACCGCCCGGGCGACCAAGTTCAGGTCATCATCCCGCCCGACACCGCTGACGTGATCGGCGCGCCGGCCGGCTCGGTCACCGCGCAGGTCACCGAGGTGGCGGCCAGCTTCGACGGCCACGGCGCGCTCGCCATCTCGGTTACCGCCACCGAGGGCATCGCCGCGGTGGCGATCATGGAGGACGTCGCGTGAGAACCGCCAGCCGCACCCGTGACGAGGCGGAATTCCTCGCCCGCCAGGACAAGCGGCTGCACAGCCTCGAGCAAGTGGCCCACCGCCACACCGACGGCGGCGGCGACGGCGGCGGCGACGCCGTGGACGAGGTGTACGTCGGTGCCGGGCCGCCGAGTGACCCGACCGGGCTCGACCCGACGCTGGAGCTGTGGTACGACCCCGAAGCCGACGCCGAGGCGCCAGTCGGCCCGCCCGGCCCACAAGGGCCCGCCGGGCCACAAGGCGCCACCGGGCCCGCCGGGCCTACCGGCCCACAAGGGGCGACGGGCTCGACGGGACCGGCCGGCGTCAAGGGTGACACCGGAGCGACCGGCTCACAAGGGCCGCCCGGGCCAACGGGACCCGAGGGGCCCGCTGGCGCGCAGGGCGCGACCGGCGCCGACTCCACGGTGCCCGGGCCGCAGGGCCTGCAGGGACCCGCCGGGCCGCAGGGCGAGGTCGGGCCGGCCGAGGTGTTCGTGGGCGAGACCGAGCCCACTGACCCGACGGTGCTGCTGTGGTACAACCCGGTCGCGGCGTGAGGGGGTAGCCCGTGGGAGTTCTCTACGCCAAGGTCAACGGGGTCTGGGAGCCCATCGTCAGCGCGGTCACCGGCGAGTTCCTGCCGCTCGCCGGCGGCGAGATGGACTCCGGGGCTCAGATCACCTGGCCCGAGGGCGGCATCCTGTCATCGAGCGGGATCAAGCTCAACGGCGCCGCGCCGTTCGGCGGCAACTTCAACAGCTGGCAGGACGGGGTTCGAGTCTTCGAGGCGTTCCCGTTCGGCACCGAGTTCCTACTCGGCGCCCAGGGCAACCGCACGGCGCTACGCCTGGTGTGCCCGGGCGTTGTCAGCGTGTGGCCGAACAACCCCTCGCTGCCGGGCACGTCCGCGGCGGCGGTGTTCGGGGCGCTGGCGAATGGCAACGAGCCGCTGCGCCTGTTGGGCACGACGGCGTGGAACTACATCGCGTTCTTCAACCCGGGGAACACGGCCCGGCGGGCCTACCTCGGGGTGATGAACGACCTCGACCTGGTGCTCCACGCCGAGGCCGGTGCCGACATCATCCTGCGGGCGAACAGCACCGAGACCGCCCGCCTCAACGGCAACAACTTCCTGGTCGCCAAGACGACCAACGACGTCACCGCCCTCGGCACCCAGATCGTCAGCAGCGGCATGACCGTGGCGGTGACGAACAACGTGGCCACCGGCCCGCACTTCGTCGCCAACAAGGTCGGGGCCGGGATCGGCTCGGGCCACGACTTCTGTCACTGGCGCAACAACAACAGCACCATCGGCTCGATCACCCGCAACGGCACGACTGCCGCCGTGCTCTACAACACGACCTCGGACTACCGGCTCAAGCACGACCACGGGCTCATCACCGGCGCCCGGGAGCGCATCAGGGTGCTGCGACCAAGGCGCGTCGTTTGGCGCGACGACCCGACCGTGACCGAGATGGACGGGTTCTTCGCTCACGAGGTGGCCGAGGTCGTACCCGACGCGGTGACCGGCGCCAAGGACGCTGTGGCCGAGGCCGACGACCTCGACGCCGGGCTGACGGCCGGCGGCATCGTTCCCCAGCAGCTCGACGCCACCCGGCTGATCCCGCTACTGACCGCCGCGCTACAGGAAGCCCACGACCGGATCGACGCCCTTGAAGCCCGACTCACCGCCTTGGAGGCCGCATGAGCTACGCCACCCAATCCCTGCTCGCCCAAGACCAGGATTTCCTCAACCGCTGTAACGCCGCCGCAGCGAAGGAGATACCGCCGGCGAGCCCCACCAGCCCGCTGTGGTACGTAGCGACGTACATCTGGACCCTGGCCGCAGCGCCGGGCTTCGACGCCGCCTACGACTCGGCGCTGGCCGCCGGCATCGCCCGCCCGGGCTGGGAGGCGTCGGTGATCAGTGACGGCCAGATCCTGTCGGCGCTGCAGGCGCTACTGGCCGAGGTGCCGCCCGACCCGGCGCCGGGAGCGTGACGCCGTGACCATCGCACCCGACCCGCCGCTGTACCTCCAGAACGAGCAGTACCCCGCCCGCCTCGACCGCCAGCTGATCGCCGCCGTGCTGCCCGAGGGCATCGTGCGAGGGCTCGCCGTGTCGCCCAACACGCCGGCGCCCAACTACACCGTGCAGGTCGCTGACGGCATGGCGTGCGTGCACGGCGACGACGAGGACGACCAGGGCGCCTACCTCGCCCTGTTGCCCGAGCCGGCCAGCGTGACCGTTGCCGCGCCCGGCGGCATGAACCGCATCGACCTCGTGGTGCTGCGGGTCAACGACTCGCAAGCGGGCGGCGCCGCCGGCGACAACACGACCGTCGAGGTCATCCAGGGCACCGCGACCGCCGGCACGCCCGCCGCGCCGACGCTGCCGCCGACGGCGATCCCGCTGATGCAAGTGAGCCTCGTGCCGTCTACGACGGCGATCACCGCCGCCGAGCTGTCGGGGCTCGTGCGGCCCTTCGCCCGGGGCGTTGGCATCCTGGAGGAATTCGCCGGGCCGGTCGTCCCGACGTGGGCGCTGCCGTGCGACGGGCGCGCCGTGAGCCGCACCGACTACGCCGACCTGTTCTCGGTGATCGGCACGAGCTGGGGAGTAGGCAACGGCTCGACCACGTTCAACATCCCGAACTTCCGAGGGCGCAGCGCCGTGTGCCTTGACACCGCCGACACCATCTTCTCGACCGTTGGCCGCCTCGGCGGCTCGAAGAACGCCGTCGTGGTCGCCCACACGCACCCGATCACCCACGACCACCCGCCGATCAGCACCAGCTTCGCCGGCACCCACGACCACGCGTATCAGCGGATGGTGGAGTCGGCCACCAAGGGCGCCGGCTCGCAGAACGCCGGCACGTCGCTGGAGACCGTGCGCACCGGTGACGCCGGCAACCACCAGCACACCGCCAACGTGGCGCCCTTCACCGGCAACTCCGGCGCCGCCGCCGGCGGCGTGGCCGGCACCAATGCCAACATGCCGCCCTTCGCCGTCGTCAACTACCTCATTCGCATCTGAGCGAGCAGGGGGGTGGCCGCCAGCTCGGTCGTGCGGCGACCACCCGGGGCCTCACGCTAGCGACGCCATCCCCGGCGCCGTCGGCACGGCCGGCCTAGGCTGCGCGTGGCTCGGTCACGCCGCGACGGGAGGTTCCTCGGGTGTCGGACGAGCCGAGCTTCGGTGATTGGGAGCCCGCTGACAGCATCGCCGCACCGTGCCCGGCCGACCCGCTGCAGGTTGCCCGGCGCATCCACGAGGACCGTGGCGCGGTTGAGATGCTCGCCGGCCACGAGCTGCCCCGCTGGCCCGAGCTGACCGACGACGAGCGCGCCGTCGCCATCGACCTCGCCACCCGCGCCCTGGCCGGGCTCCACGACGAGCCAACCGCCGAGCGTGGCGCGCTCACCTTGCACAACGCTCAGCGCGAGCTGACCGAGCTAGCCGAGTGGGGCCTGCTCGACGCCGGCGACCAGGCCGTGGCGCTAGACCTGATGCGCCTCGTCGTCGCGTGGTTGGAGCTCGAGGGGACCACCGCCTGATGGGCAGCCTCTACCTCGACTGGCTGCCCGCCGCGCTCGATACCGCCGCCAAGGCGACCGGCTACTCGTGGCAGCCCTTCGACAACGACTGGCTGTACCGCTCACGCTCCAGTGGAGGCTTCGACTCGGCGCCGCTGTGCGTGATGTGGCACCACACCGCCGGCAGCGACAACGCGTGGAACGACGCCCGGTATCAGTGCTACTCGGCCGACGCCCGGCCCATCTCCAACATCACGATCGACTCCAAGGTGGCCCTGCTGCTCGCCGGCGGCGCCACCAACACCAACGGCTCAGGCGACTCGCAGAAGTTCAGCCGAGGCACAGTCGCGGCCTCGGATATGAACCGGTGGGCCGTCGGTCTTGAAATCTGCAACAACGGCGTCGGCGCGCCGTACCCGGAGAAGCAGCTCGACTTCCTGTTCGCCCTCAGTAACGAGATCAACCGCCGGTGCGGTAACCAGCCGACCGACGTGTGCACCCACACCCATTACGCGCCCGGGCGAAAGATCGACCCGTCACGCAACACGTCGTGCCAGGGCAAGTGGCAACCCGGCAGCATCAACAGCTCGGGCTCGTGGAACGTGGACGACCTTCGTGCCGAGTGCAAGCGCCGATGGAGCGGCGACACCGGCGACGGCAGCGCCGAGGGCGACGGGGCCCGACCGATGCCACCGCCCACCCCAACCGAGGAGGACATCGACATGGCATGGCGAGTGGCCAAGCGCGAGAACGGCGCCTACTTCATCGGGGACGGCAAGAACGCCCTGTGGGTCAGCGACAGCGGCGGCGACATCGACACCGCCGAGGCGCTGGTGCGGATGGCGCCGGGCGCGATCAACGTCGTGCGCACGACGTGGGATAAGGCGACGGACGCCAATGCTGGCAAGGCGATGGTCACCGGGTGGGCGGGGATCAAGACGACGATGAGGGACAACAACCTCAAGAAGTAC